GGCTCTAACCATACAACAGAAAGTTATACTCAAGCAAACTACAATGTATCAATAACTCCAAGTGCAACTAATTCAAAAATTTTTGTTTGTTTTAATTTTAGACATCATATTTATTTAGCAAGTGGTGCTTCAAGTGGGTCTAGAATTTCAGTATTTAGACAAATTAATAATGGTGGTTTTCAACAAATGTTTCCTAATACAGCAGACAGATGTTTTGGATATACTGATGGTGCAGAAACAGCAGAAAGAGTAATTTACGAAACTCCACAAATTACTTTTATGGATACAACACATAATACAACAAATCAAATTGATTATAAATTGTATGCAAGGAGAGATACATCTTCTACTGGTACTGTTAATATTGGAGGTAGCTCACATCAAGCACAAGTAATAGCTATGGAGATTGGAGCATGATAGATTTTGTAAAGTTATACAAAGCATTAGAAATTCTAAAACCTAATGTTCAATGGACTTTAGTAGATGATACTAATGAAACATCATTAAATGAAGATTTATATAATAAAATTGAGTGGGTTACTGGAGAAGATAGTAATGGAATTGCTATAACAACTACAACAAATCCTCATTCAGAGATTACTTATGTAAAAGTAGTAGAGGAGATTAATAAATTATGAGTTACATTGGCAGAAATATTGATTCTATAAATAACATTTCCACCCTCGATAATCTCAGTTTCAATGGAAGTGACGCAACATTTAACCTAACACAAAACTCAGTAGCTTTTGTACCAGTAAGTGCAGACGCATTACAAATTCAAATTGATGGTGTTATACAATCTGGCAACTATACAGTATCAGGTAGTCAAGTTACTTTTGATTTTACTCCTAGTGGTAGTTCAGTATGTAATGGTATTAAACATTTTGGAGTTGGACTACTAACAACAGTTTCAGATGGTGCAGTTACAAATGTTAAACTTGGTGCAGATAGTGTCAATGGAAGTAAGATAGCAGACGATAGTATCTCTGATGAACATTTAGATAATACAGCAATTACAGGTCAAACAGCGATTACTTCACTAGCAGATACCGATAAGTTTTTAGTATCTGACGCAAGTGATAGTGGTAATCTTAAATATGTAGAGAAACAATATTTACCTAGTGGTAGTTTTGCAAAACTTTCAACAGTTGATATTTCAAGTGGCGATAGTTCAGTTAATTTTAATAGCAGTATTATAACAACTACTTATAAACAATATTTCTTTGAGTTTACTGATGTAAGACCAACAGGAGATAATACTTATTTTAAAATGCAAGAAAGTACAAATAATGGAAGTAGTTTTTTACAAAATGATTGTGATTGGCAATTTACGTTTCAATATAGCACTCAAGGAAATCAGGAATTTCTTCAAAATCATGGTCAAAACCATACAGTTTGTCAATTAACTAATGGCAATGTTGGTAATGGTGCTAACGAAGGTATTAGTGGTCAAATGTTTTTTTCAAGAAATGGAAGTTTACCATCAAAAGCAAATTGGAATTTAGTATCTACAAACAGTAATTTTCTACAATTTTGGAGTGGTGCAATGTATAGAGATGATAATGGCACAACTAACTATGTTAGATTTGAATTTAATGGAACGACATTTGTTTCTGGAAGAATAACTTGTTATGGGATTACAACATGATGTATAAAAATGTAAATGGCGAAAGAATAGCTATGAGTGAAAGCGAAATAGCTAAGTTTAACGAAGAAAAAACAGCTTGGGAAAATGGAAGTTCTGATAGAAAACTTGCAGAAATAAAACAAATTAGATTACAAAAACTAAAAGAAACTGATTACCTTGCTAACTCTGATGTAACAATGCCAGACAATATAAAAACTTGGCGACAAAGTCTTAGAGATATACCACAAGATTTTAGCACGGAAGAACAATACGATTTACTCTTGGCTCGTGATGAGCAAGGAAACTTAACACATTCAATTTGGAGTAAACCATAATGGCACAGACATTTTTAAATTTAGCACAAGGAGTTACAGGTACTTTGCCTACAGGTAATTATGTTCAAGGTGGTATTAGCGAATATCAACAATGGAGATTAACAAGTGCTTTAAATTCTAATCAAAGTGACGCAGACATATCATCTAATTTAGAAATTGTTGATACAAATGCACCACAAACTCTTGGTAGTGGTATGAGTGAATCTGGGGGTATTTTTACTTTTCCAAGTACAGGTGTTTATCTAGTAACTTATCAAGGACAAGCATATCAACCAAATGATGAAGATGATAGAGGTGTAAAATTTAAAATTAAAACTACAACTAATAATGCTCAATATACGATTGCCGCACAAATGTATCAAGTTATGTTGTGGACACCTAATACCAATCAACCATTTACTTCGGCAACAATCTCATGCGTATTTGATGTTACTAATACATCAACACATAAAGTAAAATTTGCATGGGGGTCAAGTCAAGGGTCAAATATTTATTTACGAGGAAATACAGATGAAACAAATACAAATTTTCAATTCTTAAGATTAGGTGACACATGATTAATCCTTGTCCTGATTGTGGTGCTGATACTAAAGACCAATGTAAGTGTCCTGATGAATGTGAGAGCTGTGGTGCGTAGTGGCAGCAGTAGAATTAAATATAAAAAATATTGTTATCCTAATGGGTTTGCTTGGTACTCTTATTGGGAATGTTTTTTTTGTAGGTAAACTTTACAATGAGTTTGAACTACTCAAAGTAGATGTTGTAACAGTTCAAGAAAATCAAAATATTATTCAATTAAAACAAGAATTACTTGAGCTTAAATATAAAATAAAATCAATACGTTTAGAGATTGATGGAGATTACAGAGAATAATGTTTAAGATCTTTGCAGTTATATGTTTTTTAAACATAGGAGCATTAGATCAAACATTATGTTTTAAATCAAACGTACCAATATCATTTAAAGATTTTAATGAATGTAGTTATGCTTTAGATCATATTGCAGATTATATGGATTATGATTTAAAAGAAAGAAAAACAACTATTGTTTTTAAATGTTCTTCAGATTGGAATAATTCAGATGCCTGAAGATATACAATACAGATTAATTCAAGATACTTTGGAAGAAATAAAAAAGGATTTAAAAGAGAATAAAAAAGAGATTAATGAATTAAAACAAGAAATGTCTACTGGCCGAGGAGCATTAAAAGCTGTTGCTTGGATAGGATCTATATTAATTATTATCTTTACAACTCTCAAGTTATTCAATTATAACGGTTGAATGAAATTCAAAGGGCATAAAGTCCTTGTCATTGGTGATACTCATGACAGTCCACATATACCTCAGAATAGGTTTCATTGGATTGGTAAGCACATTCGTAAATGTAAACCAGATTACATTGTTCATATAGGAGATTTTTCTAGTCTAGATTCTCTTAGTTTTTTTCAAAAGAATAGTACGCAGCAAGGTAAGTTAAAAGATGCTTTTATGGTTGATATAGCTTCTATGAAATCTGCATTAAAAATTTTAGATAAATATGTAAACGATTACCCTAGGCATTTTTGTATGGGAAACCATGAGCTGCGCATACATAGGTTTGAAGAAAATATACCTGAGATACAAGGTATGATGAAACATCAATTATATTCTAGTTTTAAAGAATATGGTTGGTCTGTTACAGAATACGGAGAATTTAAATTTATAGCTGGTGTAGGATTTGTTCATGCACCTCTTAATATTATGGGTAAAGAATATGGTGGTAAAAATGGTGAAGTACAAATAGGAAATGACAGTGTACATGACTTAGTATTTGGTCATACTCATAAAGCTAGAGATTGGAAAGCTATTAAAATAGGGTACGACAAATGGGTAAGGATAGTAAATGTGGGTTGCTCTTTACCTCATGGTCATATAGAAGAATATGCTAAGTTAAATATGAATGGTTGGTCTTGGTGTATTACTGAGTTAGGCATTTGGGATAACCATATCCAAGAAGTAAATTTTATTTCTATGGATAGATTGGAGAGAGAATATGATTAAAAATATTTGGAATAAAATAAACTTATACTCTTTAAGTAAAAGAGGAAAGATTGTAGCAGCTGCATTAGCAATTATTATTGTTCTTATTATAGTTGGTTGGGCTGCATAAATGTTAGGTGGATTGCCAGTAGAAATGATTACTATGCTAGGAAGTTCAGTTCTTGGTGGAGTAATGTCTATATGGTCACAATCCATTAAATCAAAACAAGACCAGCAAAAAATGTTATTGGCTAGAGCTGATGCTCAGATGTCATACATTGATAAAGCTAGATCTTATGAGAATAAAGGCTTTCAGTTTACAAGAAGGATCATTGCATTGACTGCTGTGTTCTTTATTATTGCTTGGCCAAAGTTAGCACCTGTATTTTTTGATACTACGGTTGTTTTAACTTGGACAGAATTTACTAGTGGGTTTTTATTTTTAATTCAAAAGAAAGAGATCGTGATGGATAAAACATTTAATGGTCTAATTATTACTCCATTAGACACACATTTGATGTCAGCGATTATTGGACTGTATTTTGGTGGGAGTTTAGTTAAAAATTAGCTCATATTTGAGCATACAGAGGGTAATTATATAGTCTAGGTTAAATCATACACAAGAGTTTCATCTTCCTCCCATTGATGAAAAAAAGGGGGTTTATGTGCGTTCACTCACATTACCCCCTAATTTTAATGATCACGATGTAATTGTATAGGATAAATTACAAAAACCTATGTCATCACATCAAATAGGAAACGAAAGGAGAAACCTATTCATGTCTAATCATTAAACCTTTTGTTATAACATCTAATACAATACCAATCACAACTATTAGCTCTGTTCTGATTAGTAGGTATGTATGCTATTAGATTATCTTGTAGATATTTTTTATCACAATCAGCACATTCATAAAAATTAGAATGGGATATCTTCTGCTGGATCTTCTGTTCTAGCGTTTGTTTGCGATTGAACTTTAGAACTTGAGCCATCTTTGCCCCCAATCATTTTTAGAATACCTTTGAATCTAGGTATAATAATTTCTGTGGTGTATTTAGTTTCACCATTAAAATCATATTGTCTAGTTTCTATTTGACCTTCAATGTATAGAGTAGTTCCTTTCTTTACATATGTTTCAATAGTCTTAGCAATGTTAGGATCCCAACATAGAACTTTATGCCATTGTGTTTTTTCTTGCCACTCACCAGATTTATTTTTAAATCTTTCTGAAGTAGCTAGAGAGAAACCAGCAAACTTTTCTTCTCTGGTAGAAATTTTTACTTCTGGATCGCTACCAACACGACCTAGTAATATTACTTTATTAATCATTTAGACCTCCAATTAAAGTATCTACTGAGTTCTTAATTTTAAGTAACTCATAGTGTATATCTGCTTTACTCATTGTAGCAGATAAATCTGTTTTGTCTTGAGTTTGTTCATTACTATCTACGTTTTGTATAAACGCATTTATAAAATGAAACAAATCCATTTCACCAACTGATTTATATTCTTTTTTACTTTTAGAATAATATTCAGCTTGTAATGGTGGGTGTAAATTTAATGGTAACTTATGTCCTTGTAACACCAGGCTATGTAATAATTCATTTACTTTCATATTTATCCTTTCTTATGTGTGTAGGCATGGAGAACATTGCCCAACAGCTAACCTACACACCGTACCCCTAGCTGTGGGCGACTATACTGTCTTAGTAACTTTACTTGGATCTACTTTTCCTGAGTATTTTTCTTCTAAATTTTTAACATATTTAGAATCATCAAACTTACCCATGAATATATCAGAGCAAAGTCCTAAGTGACTGAACGCTTTTGTTAATGCATCAGTCATTGCTTTCTTTGGTGCTTCGTCATCTAGTGCACCAGTCTTTCTGTACATTTTTAGTGGTGAACAAACAGGGCCATAAAAATCCCAAAAGCCTTCTTTGTTTTTATTTGTTGCAACAGATACTTCTGCAGCTACAACAGCAGTTTGATTAGTGTCCATACCATGATAGCTGTAATCAACTCGGTATGTCCAACCAGTACCTACTGGGCCAAACTGTTCTGTTATTTTCATAATCTGCCATTGTGGATCAATAGTAGTTATGTCACCAAAACCTTTGTTAATGCGTTTGGTAAATCTAGGATCAGTTTCTTTTAAACTATCCCATACATTTCTGTTATCTTTCGTCATTGTACCTCCATACTTTTGTTGTGCTACCAAAACTATTTATTCTTCTGTCACCAGAATCAATTATATATTGTAATAATTTAAGTTCGGTAAATCTTGGTCTAATAGATAATATACTTTCAGATAATATTTCTGCTACTTCTTCAGGTGTAGCTCCATAGTTACCTTGTCGTTTTACTATCTTTAAACATTCTGTACGCAGATTAGTTGATCTAGAATCAATTTTTTCTGCTGCCTCTTTGCTAGTTGAGTTTTCCTTGTAACCAGCTGTCAGAGGATATTTCTTCTCCAAAGTGTAACGCGATGTCATGTTCATTTTTAATTTTCCCCATTAGATCAAAGTCAACATATTCTGGTGGTGTAATATCATTCATTACATGAAACCAAAATAAGTGACACGCTATTTCTAGTTTTTGTTGAAAAGGCTTATCCCTTTCTATTGTGTATACTTTATAATTACTATTACCATAAAGCACAGATAACACAGCTTTAGAAAAACCTGTGACCATCATATAATGTTGCACTTGGGCATAATATCTTTCTATTAATTTATCTTCTTTAGTAAACGGATTTGTATGTTTAGCTTCAAAGACTTTGCCTTTTGCAACACCATCTAGACTACCATAAATATATTCATATTCAGGGTGTGTCCAAACACTATTTATATTAACAACCCTTTCTCCAGTAACTTCTTGATACCAGCGTCTGTTGAACTCCTCGGTAAATATTCCAAGTTGAACTGGCAGTACACCTGAAAGATCTTCTTTTTCGATCTTTCCAATTTTCTCAAGCCAAAGGTCTTTCCATTCGCCATTTGCAAGACGCACTGCATCAGTACCTCCAATGCCTTTTGGTCGTTTGGGTTGTTCAAGTTTTCCATTTCCTTTTCCCATCTAGTCAGAGCTCCTTTCTCTAATTTGTTGTCGTCTGTATACATTTCGTTGATCTCTTGCCAAATCCCTGTCTGACTTCCCATGATTATACCTCCTCCATATATAGTTTTCTATTGGTTTTACTTTACGATTGTCAGCCACACGCTGACTCGTATAATGTTTGGCAAAGTATCTATACATATCTGATTCTAGATATTGTATAGCTAATACCATAACAAAGTTTTGAATAGATCTTTTACGATCTATGTGGTCTGAGTGTTTTAAGGGTAGTTTTATTTTCAACTTCTTGAACTGCCCTTCTAATGCTTTCAGCAAACTGATTCCCATATTCACCTTCTAATATATTTGTTAAATACCAAATTGCTTTTAGTACATCTTGTTCTTTATTTTTGTTTCGGTGTCTGCGAATATATTTTACAGCATTACCTTCACACCAATTTAACTTCCATGCATTAATTAATTCAGTTAGTTCTGGTTTGTTATTACTATAATAACTTGGACTTGTTTTATTCATATTTGATATATTACCTCATCATCTGTTAGTTCTCTTGTTGTTACATTATGTTCTTTTAATATTTTATTTATATCTTCTGCTGTTAAATTTTTATCACAAGAATAAACAACAAAAGATTTATCATAAATTATTGGTTCCTTAAATTTGTCTTTATAATTCATAATTATTGCTCCTCACTTAAAGTTTTTTGTAAAGCAGTTACAATATCAACTGTTTTAAATAATCTTTCATTTGTTTCTCCCCATTGAAACCAATTATTTTCTGTTGAAATACTAAATTTTGAACCATTATCTTCATTATTTATTTTTATTGTTCCTTCTATTTCTATATTCATTTCTTCCTCCATTCATTAAGATGACAATTAGCACAATACCAATATGTGCCATTGCCATATACTAAATCAACACCTTTGCATTTACAGCCTTTAGGTTGATTTTGTTCTTTATATATAATTTTAGATTGTGGTGTTAATGTGTCGAAGTATGTACCGACTAAGATTTTATTTTTTGTTGATCTTTTTTTTCTTTTAATTTTATTGTACATTCAAGTGCATTGGCCCAACAACAAAATAGAAATCCACTCGGTTTTCTTATACCTACTTCCCATTTTGATACTAAACCTCTAGCACAACCAATCATTTCATCAAGTCTTGATTGTGATAATCCTAGTTTTTTTCTCTGTTTTACGAACTGAGGTATTACAGTATCAAAGAATATTCCTAATTGTTTATTAGACATAGGTTTTAATATCTGAATATTATTCGGTTTGTCAAGTTACGCTGGGGAATACGTTAAGCTCTAACGCTTATTATATATTCCCCATAACCCTCGTGTCAGATTTTAAATTACAGCCAACTGACGTATCCTCAGGGTGTTCATTGTGGGAGTAGTTAGTGCCGATAATTTCTAACCACTCCCTAAAGTAAATAGAGCTACTAATATATACAGGTCATTTGTGATTAACCCAGCGTTTCACAGCTATTTACTTAACCATTGGGGGAGTAGGATAGTACCAGCTAAAGCTACTAACTATCATTATGACTACTCCCTAATTCTACTATATACTTTCTTTGTAGGCAGTATAATACCCCTGATTAGTAGTTATGTAATTACGGTCACATAACGCTATTTCAGATTACTAGTTCAGTAGAATGTTTTTTTATACATCACAGAATATAACATCAAAACCCCAGTGGGTTTCTAAGTACCAATCCTGTATGTTTTTACCAAAGCGATATGATTTTGGGTGACTACCTAATGAATAGGCAACACCCCAATCAAATGGTCCTGACTCCCAAATAACTTGTATGTTATCTGTATTACTATCAGCCATTTCATCTTCAGTATGTGTAAATTGATTTGGATATGATTGAGGTTTTGAAACTTCACAATCAGGATCCATTCCATATTGTTTACAATGTTTAACTAAGCTTTTATACATCATTTCTGCTGCTTCTTTTTTATTAATCTTTTTTGTATTAAAATCAGGCAGCCATGCTGGTAATAATTGTTCACTCATTTGTATATCCTTTCACATTAAATTCTTTTTTTAGATCTTGTAAATGAAAGCCATTATCATCTTCAAGCGTTTTTACTCTTTTTTCTATTTGTTTAACATGTGTTAATAATG